CATGAGGGCGGCGTAGTCCTTGTGGTCGGGCGTGATCGCGGCCTTGATCACGCTCTTGTCTTGGCCGTTCTGGTCTTTGTCCCAGTCGACCTTGCCGAGAAACTCGATGCCATCGAGATCGGCAAACCCGCTGATGCGGCGCGCGTTCTGCGCGGCAGGACTGTTGTCGCCAGGATGAACGCCGCGCGCTGAGTTGAGGATCGCCTTGACGAAGGTGCGGCCCATGTTTGCCCACTCAGGGCCTTTCGGGCTGTGCAGGCCGATCAGCGACCACATCTTGCGACGGGCGAACTCACCCTCCATCACGACGAACTCGCAGTTCAGGTACACCGAGCCGGTGTTGTCGTTGCGAGTGGCGTAGCCGCCGGTCCAGCCTTGCGACGGATCATCGAAGCCACCCGGCTTGATGGTCATGCGGACACGCACCAGCGTGCCCTTGGGAATCAGGTCGAAAGAGGTCTGTTCGGAAGCGGAATTGAAATCGAAATAGGTCATGATCAGGACTCCTGAGTGGACGTGGGTTCGGTGTTTGGGACAGGCGCGGCAGCGGGCGTAGGCCGCGCGAAATCGAGCCGCTCAGTGGCGGGCCTGGCAGGGCCAGCGATCTTTTCCATCAGGCGGCCGAGATGCGGTTCTTCGATCGAATCGAGCCGCCCAGAGCGGTCCTTGGCGGGGTAGCCCCATGCGTTCAGCGTGTGGCAGACGAAGGCGCGATAACTGGCGCCGTCATCGGCCTTCAGCTCGGCCAAGGTGACGACCTCATCGACGATGCCGGGCAGTTCCAGGCCGGTCTTGGAGCCGTCGATCTGCAGCGAGAACACCCGGCGATTGAAATCGTCGAGGCGTTCGTCGAGGATGCCGACGAACCACACGTTCTTGCCGCGCGTGTGCTGCAGGTGGGTCAGCCAGCCAATCATTTCCTGGCCCATCAGCCCATACGCACCCCGGCTGTCGGGTTTGCCGGTTTTCTCGGAGTAGGCCTGGGGCTGGCCTTTGCACCATTGCAGGCACAGGCGACCGGCCACGGTGATGGAGTCGACGAACACGGTGTCGTACTTCTCCAGCACGGCCGGATCGCCGAAGCGCGCGCACACGGCATCGAAGTGGGCTTGGCTGAACGGCTGGTCGTCGCGCAGTGCCGGGTTCGGCCCGCCGATGTACACCGCGAAGTCACGACACTCCTGCCAGGTTCGCGGACGGATCGTGTCGCCGGCCCAGCCCTCGACAGCCAGGTCTCCAGCTTCAAGGTCGAAGAACAGCGTGGCCGTAGGTTTCAGCGTCCAGAGCTGTGACGTCTTGCCGATGCCACTCTTGCCGACGAGCACGCCTTTCACACCACGGCGCTCGGCCAAGCGCTGGTCTGCAGTAATGATGGGGAGGCTCATTTGCCGGCCTCCTCGGTGCTGATGTTGGCGAACGCGTCAGCGACGGTGGTCACGCCGAGTGCGCCGCGCTTGCGGGCCATCTCGTACAGGTCGCGCAGACCGCCCAGACGGCGATGGATCAGACGGGATTCCGACTCCATACCCTGGATCGCGAAGGCCAGGTCATCGATGGTGGCGTCTTCGAGGCGACGCACGATTTCGTCGGGGCGATTGCCGTCCAGCGCCGGGATGCGGATGTTGTCCGGCAGATCACGGAGATACATTTCCGGCTGCTTGCGCAGCAGTTCGAGCAGCGTAGGTTTGGTTTTCATGGCGATTACTCCTGAAGCAGAGCGAGACGAAAGCCCGGCTTGCCGGTCTTGAGGGTGCGTGCCGGAGCGAAGGCGCTCTTGAGCGACTCGGGCCACGCGTTGAACTTGGTTTCCGAGATCCGGTAGCTGATCTCCACGTACTCGGACGGGTCGTCACCGTTGGCGGCGATGCGCTGGGTGATCTCGGAGAGCCGCTTCTGGTCCCAGTCGACCTTCTTGGGGAGATCGGCGGTGATGCGGACGTGGCCGTCGTCGAAGTGGACGACACCGGTGTCCTTGCCTGCCGCCAAGCGGAGCTGGTGCGCGCGGTCGGCATACTTGAGATCCAGTGCGTGATCGACGTGCTCGACGATCGCCTTGGCAGCAGCCAGGAGATCAGCCGCGTCGTTCTTGAGCTGGAACAGCGATTCGCTGGCAAGCGCAGCCAGTTCGCCGGCCGGTGTGGCCAGGACTTCGTCGGGGGAGATGCGGTTCACAGTGCACCTCCCGCATTGACGCGTTCAGAGGTGCTCTTGCGCAGGCTCTCAGCCTCGTAGGCTTCGATGTCCTCGATGCGATAAGCGACGCGCCCCTGCAGCTTCAGAAATACCGGGCCGATACCTTCGGAGCGCCAGCGTTCAAGCGTTGCTTCGCTGACTCCCCAGCGTTCGGCCAATTGGCCTTGATTCAGATGTTTGACACTCACGATGCACTCCTTCTGGTTGTTGCGAATTCGTGAGGTCAGTTTCGAAGTCGGCCTGTGCGGGCGTCTGCCGCCGCCATGTACGGGCTGATGTACGGGCGCAGCTTCTGAGGGGAAAAGCGGGGGCCAGAAAGCAAAAAACCGCCCGAAGGCGGTTGTGCGTGGTGCTGCCAACTGGTGGCAGGTCAATCGCGGCGGAAGCCGTACTTCCCCTTTTCAGGGTTGTCGATGTAGTCCTCCCACTCCGTGTTGCCGCTGAACAGGTTCTGCATGCGCTGGCTGCGAGCGGTCTTCTTGTCGGCATAGGCTGCGCCGAGGATTTCGGCAGCTGGAAGGAGCCATCTGTCGTTGATGGCCTGCTCGAACATGTAGCGGACGGCTGCAGCCTGACGCTCGCCCTTGATCGTCCAGGGCTTGGTCTTAGTGCGGATGGTCAGCGTGTTGGTGTACTCGTTGAAGTGCACCGGCAACATGGGGCGGATCTCGCCATCGGGCGGGGCGGCGAGTATTCGATGCAGGAGATCCAAATCGATGCACGGCGTGGCGACATAGTCGACGATTGCAGCTCGTAGCGATGCGAATCGGTAACTGCGCGGTGGGCACACAAACTGCGGCAATACGCCGCCAGACGACAAAATCAGACCCTGGTCAGGAAGACTTGTCTGGCTGAAGTGGCGAAATACCTCTTCGACGGAGTGCGCCAAGCCGCGAACGAGCCAGACGTCAGTCAGCGCGGGTCCGATTCGTGCCTTCCCCAAATGCCAGAGGGTATCTTCCAGCAGCGGCGCATTAATTCCTTTTCGCAGAGCTTGCGCGATACCCAGGAGATCGGCGATGGTGCTCAGGATTGCAGCTGGCCGAACGCTGTAGACGGCGACTTCAGCAGCGGGGACAGACTTCCACCGAAAAGACTCAGGGCAGCGGTAGCGATACCGATCAGCTTGGTCATCTTCAGTCAGGTCGACTTGAACGAGATCGTCATCAAGCGATGCTGGGTAGCTCCCGGCGTAGCCGACGCAGTCGGTCCACTGCTCCAGCAGCTTCGGCGTCAAAGATGTCCGTCCAAGAGCACTCCACCCTGGCACCCCACGAAGCCGCTGTCCGTCGCCATCGGCAATCGGCTGCCCAGACCGTTCGAACAGGTCAATCAGATCAAGCAGCGACTGCGTCTGCAGGGGCTTCGACGACATCGCCGATCTCCTTCACCAGATGCCATTTGGCCAGCAATCGGTCGCACAGCGCCCGGTCCTTTTCCCGCTTGGTCTTGATGTTGCACTTGTTGTCGTCGCGCAGGATCACGGTGATCGTCCGTGCGCGGTCCTTGCCGACCTTTTTCAGCTTGATGGACAGCTTGGCGTAGTTGAGGTGGTGATCGCGGAAGTCGAAGGCGGGGCCGATCAACGACCGGGCGGCCGCGTAGATGTCATCGACGTCCTTGGTCCAGATCTTCACCAGGAGCGACCGGCCATTGCCGGCGGCGTAGCCGAGCTCGACGACCTTGACGAACGCAACCGGCTCGCCGGATAGGTCGAAATTACGCAGCGCCGCCAGGCTCTGGTAGTCGTATTGCTTGAGCGGGATCTTCTCGCCGGTGATTGGCGATTGCAGCAGGGTGTCCGCCACGATGCGCGCCAACGCTTCGCGGCCCGACGTATCTTTCGACAGCACCTCCAGATGCCCATTGGCCGGCTCGTAAGTGATGTGCGAAGACACCGCCCGGATCACCTCCTGGGGCACCAATTCGCTCGCCTGCACGCAGTCGATGATTTCCGGCGGACGGTTGTGGTGGATGCTGATTTGGTACAGGTCCACGTCTTCGCCGGTCTGCGTGTCGGGCCGCAGACGCTTGAAGATCTGGACCGCGACAGCGTCATCGGAGCACCCCAGTTGTTGTGCGACGGTCTGATGGAATGCCGTCTTGGCCGTCGCGTCGTCGAGTACCGCTAGGTTGGCAGGTGCCATGAAACCGGAGTAGCAGGAGGCGCTTTGCCGGAACACGTCGGCCTGTCGGGCGTTGAGGGCTTCCTCGAAGATCACGGGTTCATGAATGTGCAGCCACAGCGCCCGCTCGTACTGGTTCGGAATCGCGGCGAAGGCTTCCCGAGCAGCGTCATCGAAGATGTCGTCCTTGAAGCCGTCGATGACGTCCTGGCCGGCGCCATCCGACAGCAGCACGATCCGTTCGGCCACTTCTTCGATCCGCTGCCGCTCGCCCACCCCAAGAGCCGCGAGCACAGCCTCCATCTGTTCACGCTGTTCTTTCTTGGTCTTCTTGGCGTCCAGATCTGGCATGACGAGGCTGAACTCATCCACCATGAATTCACGGAACACCTCCGGCGGCAGGTGGCCCAGGAGCTTGCTCAGGTTTTCTGCATCGTTCATCTACGTACCCCTCAAAAGGTTGGATCGGCTTGTTATCAGCCTCGACGGCCCCTTCTTCTTGTTGGGGTGTGCAGACCGATGGCGTTCGGTGTACCGAACGATTCAGATTGTCACGGAGCGATTATGGGTTTGTCAAGCAGGTACGAATTCGTTCGGCGTAGTGGTATTATTTTCGGATTGAAGCCAACATATGAGGAGATGCCGGTGCCATCGCCCCTGGGGGACAAGCTCCGCGCGCTGCGGAAACAAAAGAAGCTCAGTCTGGAACAGTTGGCCGAACTGACCGACTCCAGCAAGAGCTACATCTGGGAACTGGAAAACAAAGACGATCCGAAACCATCGGCCGAGAAGATCGGCAAGATTGCCGCTGTCCTCGAGGTCACCACGGAGTTCCTGCTGACCGAGTCGGCAACCACCCCGGACGAGGAAGTGCTCGACGAGGCCTTCTTCCGTAAGTACAAGAACATGTCCGAGCCGGACAAGAAGAAGATCCGCAAGATCCTCGATGCCTGGGAAGATGAATGACGGACGCGAAAAAGCCCATGGCCGAGGCCAACCGCATCTCGTCCATGCTCAACACGGTTCTCGGTGCGGATCGCTTTCCGGTCAAGGTTGACGAACTGGCGCTGGAGTATTCCCGCCAGTGCTTTGCAGACTCGCCAATCGACAAGGTTCGGGGCGAGGATCTGGAAGGTTTCGATGGTCTGCTGAAGGCCAATAAGGCGCGCTCGAAGTGGCTGGTCCTCTATAACAGCGCCACCCCGTCGGAAGGCCGCAAGCGCTTCACCATCGCGCATGAGTTCGGTCACTACATCCTGCACCGTCACCAGCAGGACATTTTCGAGTGCGGCGACGGTGATATCGAAACGGGAGACAACAACGAGCGCGACATCGAGGCAGAGGCGGACTTGTTTGCTTCGACCCTGCTGATGCCGCTGGACGACTTTCGGCGCCAGGTCGACGGCCAGCCGATCAGCTTCGATCTACTGGGCCACTGCGCCGACCGCTATGGTGTATCGCTCACGGCCGCCGCCTTGCGTTGGACCGAGATCGCTCCCAGGCGCGCCGTACTGGTAGCCAGCCGCGACGATCACATGCTGTGGGCCAAGTCGAACAAGGCGGCGCTCAGGTCCGGCGCCTACTTCGCGACGCGCAAGAACACTATCGAGCTGCCGCACGATGCGCTGGCGCACAGCTACAACGCCTTTGACATGTGCGACAACCGGACGGGGCGCGCCCAGTCCTGGTTTGCCCGCGAGCCTGCCAGCATGCCAGTCACGGAGATGACGCGCGTCGCGGGTCAGTACGACTACACGCTGACACTGCTATTGCTGCCCGAGGCCGAGTGGCAGGGAGCGCGGCAAGATGATGAGGAACCGGAGGAAGACACTTACGACCGCTTCATCCGTAACGGCCAGTACCCGGTGCGATAGCTCATGGTGGATCGATCATGAGCGCCCACAAGTGGCAATTCGCTGCCCGTTTTCGCCGGCATGCCTTCGGCTGGCGCTCCGACACGCCGGCGCAGCGGATCAAGGAAGCCATCACGGAGATCAAGCAGGTCGCCCGCAAGGAGCCCGTGCTCGCAGCTGAGGGGGCCATCACCCTGCTGGAAAAGCTCTCCCCGGCGCTGGAACAGGTGGACAGTTCCTCGGGCGCCCTGGGCTCGGCGGTGAACAAGGCCATCGATACCCTCGTGCCGATCATCATCAAGGCCGACGTCGATCAGAAGATTCGGCAACGCTGGCTGGAGCGGCTATGGCAGGCCTTGCAGGACGACGAGATGCCCTACATCGAACTGCTGGGCGACTACTGGGGCGAGTTATGCGTGACGCCAGAGTTGGCTTCGCAATGGGCCGATGAGTTTCTACCCGTCGTCGAGAGCGTATGGAGCCCGAAGGCCTCAGGGCACGGATTCTTCAAGGGCACCAGCGCTTGCCTGGCATCGATGTATGCGGCGGGTCGTCACCAGGAACTGTTGGCGCTGCTGGATAAGGCACCCTTCAAGTGGTGGCACGACCGACGTTGGGGAGTGAAGGCCCTGGCCGCGATGGGCAAGAAGGCGGAGGCGATCCGCTACGCCGAGGAGTCGCGCGGTCTCAATGATCCTGGCTGGCAGATTGCCCAGGCCTGCGAAGAGATCCTGTTGTCCTCCGGTTTGCACGACGAGGCCTACCGCCGCTATGCCATCGAGGCGAATCAGGGCACCACGAATCTGGCGACGTTTCGTGCCATCGCCAAGAAGTATCCCAACAAGCAGCCGGAAGAGATCCTGCACGACCTGGTAGCCAGCGCGCCTGGCGCCGAGGGCAAGTGGTTCGCCGCTGCCAAGGACGCGGGTTTGTTCGCAGTGGCTGTTGAACTGGTGACACGCAGCCCGACCGATCCGCGCACGCTGACGCGCGCCGCCCGTGATTACACCGAGAAGCAGCCTGAATTCGCGCTCGCCGCAGGTCTCGCTGCGTTGCGCTGGATCTCTCTCGGCCATGGCTACGACATCACCGGCGCTGATGTGCTCGATGCTTATTCGGCAATCACGCAGGCGGTAGCGAATGCGGGTGTTCCAGCCCAGCAGGTTAACGAGCAAATCAGGGAAATGATCGCCAGCACCCAGCCCGGCAATTCGTTGATGAAGACCATCCTCGCCCGTCATCTGGCGAACTAAAGGGGACCTGCTTTTCGCAGAAACCCGCATCGGTTCGCACGACTCCGAAACTCCCTCATGGTGTCGGCGGCAGTCCATCCGGACAATTTCACTGCATGTGAGTTTGACCGAGAGGACCGCTACCGATGCATCAAATCAACCATCTACCACCCGAGCGGATGACGCCGGAGCAGCGTCGCTGCGAAATCGCGTCACTGCTGGCCAACGGCCTGGCCCGTCTGCGTATCGGCGGTGCAGAACAGTCCGCACACATGGCCGAAGCGAGCGAGTTTGAGCTTGGCTTCTCTGGCAACCAGCGCGTTCATACAGACCCCGTCAACAAGACAACTACGGAGTCGAAATGAGCATGCAAACACCATCATTTTCCACGCCGCCATCGCTGGCGGCGCAGATTGCCAGGCTGCCCGAGATGCCGATGGCAGAGATCCGGGCACTCTGGCAGAAGCTGGTCGGTGGCGACACGCCCACCCACAATCGCCAGTTCCTCGAACGCCGGATTGCCTACCGGCTGCAAGAGCTGGAGTTCCGCAAAGTCGACGCCAACCTGCTGGATCGCAACCAGCGTCGCATCGAATCTCTGGTCGAAACCGGCAAGGTGAAAAAACGCGACCGCGATTACCGTCCTGCCGCTGGCACGGTACTGGTCCGGGAATACAAAGGCGTCGAGTACCGCGTGATCGCAACCGCCGACGGCCAGTATGACTTCCAGGGACGCATGTACCCGAGCCTCTCGATGATCGCCCGCGAAATCACCGGTATGCGCTGGTCGGGTCCGCTGTTCTTTGGCCTCAAGCCGCCATCCAATGCCAAGACCAAGCCCGCCACCAAGAAGAGAGGTGGACGATGAGCGAAGTCTTGAAGCGCCGCATGCGCTGCGCGGTCTACACGCGCAAATCCACCGATGAGGGGCTGGACCAAGAATACAACTCCATCGATGCCCAGCGTGATGCCGGTCATGCCTACATCGCCAGCCAGCGCGCCGAAGGTTGGATACCGGTAGCCGACGATTACGACGATCCGGCCTTCTCCGGTGGCAACATGGAACGTCCGGCGCTCCAGCGGATGATGGCGGACATCGAAGCCGGCAAGATCGATGTGGTCGTCATCTACAAGATCGACCGACTGACGCGCAGCCTGGCGGACTTCTCCAAGATGGTCGAAGTGTTCGAACGCTATGGCGTGTCGTTCGTGTCGGTCACCCAGCAGTTCAACACGACGACCTCCATGGGGCGGCTGATGCTGAAC